TTCCAGAAGAGCCGCTAGTTCCAGAAGAGCCGCTAGTTCCAGAAGAGCCGCTAGTTCCAGAAGAGCCGCTAGTTCCAGAAGAGCCGCTAGTTCCAGAAGTTCCAGAAGAACCTGAACCACCACCTCCACCTCCACCACTTGTTGAATAACTAACTAAACGAGTAGAAGAATCCCAAACTAAAAATTTATTAGTATTTTCATCTTCTATAACGTTATCAATATATAAATCCCCACCTATGTGCAACTGGCCAGATGGTTCTATTTTATTCAGTCCTAAATTCCCAGACGCATTTTGATAAATAACAGAGTTTTCAAGTAAATCGTCGCCACTAAAGTAAGGAACAAAACCACTAACACCAGAACCAGCTAAAACATAGCTACCAGAAAATATACTTTCTACATTATTTAATATTTGACCTGAAGTAAATAACAAGGTTTCTGAAAAATCAGAAGAAGTTCCATCTTCATAAGAAGCTCTTACTTTTATCTCGTAATCTTTATTGGGTTTTACATTAAATTCAATCTTAGGCTCAAATTCAGATAATATAAAATCAATTTCACCTGTAAACCCTGTTATTCTTTTAGCTAATAACGTGCCGCTTTCAAAATCTACATAAATAGGAGATTTACCTGATATACCATCGTAACCCGAAGGCCCATAGTCTTCTGAATTAGAATAAACTCCAGTATATTTTGCTCCAGTATAAGTACCTGTGTAAACATCCCCAGCATATTGACCCCCACTTGGCAAGATAGAAAAAGAATTCGTAGAAGGTTCATAATCATAAACGAAATATAACTCTGGACTATCTGATACTCCAGCAGGTATACGAATTTCTGATACGCTACTTAATTTTGACCCAGTAGGATAGAAACCGACAGGTAAAGAATTATAATTATCTACAAATAAAGTATGATCAGACCACTCAATACCTTGCTGACCATAAGTTTTAAAAATAGAATCTACTCCAGAATAATAATTAGATCTATCTGAATTATTAATTATTTTATTGCCTGTGCCATAGGCTATATATTCAATAGCTTCTACTTGAGTATTAGGGCTATTAAAGACATAACTTATATGATTACTACCTTTTTCGCTAACATGAGCTTCAAATGATAAGTTTTCCTGCTGCTGAATAGCGTCCCATTTAACAAAAGCTTTAAGATCTAAATTCTTATCGTATTTATTCTGAGAAGCAGAAACGAAACCTGTTATATTGTCTATTGAAGAAGATATTACTTCTGTTTCATAAAAAGAAGTTTTAATCCCAGAGCTTGAAAAATAACTACCAGTATTAAAATAATCATACGGCAAAAATATAAAATTAAAAGGATTAGTGTAATCTACATAAGCGGCCCCAGATGCAGGAGGACTAAATTCAAAAAAAGTTTTCGACCTGTTATTTTGATAAACTAAATCCTGATTTGAATACCCACTAACAGGATTATAAAGATTTGCATCTCCAGAAGGTAATTCATTAGGATCTGCAACTAAATAAGTTGAAATGCTTTTGGCGTACGAATAATCGTTAAGAAGTGGGGCTATTTGTATTGGATTTGTATTTAATACCTCTAACCCTGTTATTTCTACTTGTGGATATGTTAATAAACTGCTATACGTATCTTTATCACCATAAATACTACAAGTAGTAAAATCTAAAAAAAACGTTCTAAAATTATTTATACTATCAAAACCTGTATAAATTTCTATAGAATCTTTTAAAGAAGAGCTAGTAAAACTTATATTAGTGTCTTTAGTGTAATCAACTATATTACTTATAAAATTTCTATTCGAATCATATAAATCTACTTTTATGCCAGAAAAGTAAATAGACTTTACAAAAGAATCAGTTATTACCTTACTAGTAGAAGGGTCAAATATATCCAGCTGAAAAGAAACATTATCTTGAAGAAGAGAAGCTGAAATCAACTTAGAGTTAGAACTTAACCCATGAACAGACGGGCTTACTATATAATCAACTTCACTATAAAAATCAAGATTATCTATAGTTAAACTATTTATCTCAAAAAAACTGCTAGGACCCGAAGGGCCTGTTGGACCTGTAATAACTGGCATACTTTATATTACACTTCAATTATTTTATTTTCTATGTCGTATATATATATTTTTACAAAAGATAGGAAAGCAAAGACTTGAGACTTAGTTACGCGCTTAGGTGCTTCCCCCAAAAAGATATTTTTCTTTCCTGTTTCAGAAAAAGGAACTTTAAATTTAATTGATTGATTATCAGAAATAATCTTACAAATAAAACCTCCTCCAACAGATAATATTTTATTGATTTCTGAATAGTAACTATTCCCAAGATCAGACTGCAGTTCAATAAAATTTTTAATTAAATCGAAAGATAAGGTTAAAGAAGCATAATAAGTATTGTTCTTATCAGATAACGAGGATTCATACTCGCAAAAAGAGTAATCGAAATTCATTTGATTAATGGTAGGCAATTGAAGCCTCTTTAAACTATAATAAGAATCTTCCATCCCAGACAAATCAAGTTCAACTATATTTTCTGAAGAAGAATAAGAAATGGTTTTTTTGGAAATGTTTTTTTCTTCACTTATAACATTATCATCTAAGCTAGAATATTTATTCTTATCATGTTTCATGGCAAAAATAGAATATTCATTTACATCTTGCTCACTTATGCTTACTATTTTGTATAAATTTTTATTTTCAACATTGTCTTCAGCACTCGAATCAATATTAATAATAAACGGAGAAGATACGGAAATTTTATAAAAGCTAGAAAAACCCTCCTCATTTAAACTTCCGTCTTCATTCAAAGGTTGAGAAAAGTAAACTCTATTAGTGCTGTTATCGATATGATCTATAAAAAGTGAAACAACATCATCCTTTTCTTGATCAATAAATTGATCTGAACTAGAAATATCATCAAAAGATTTATAAGATCTATCATACAAAAACTTTATTTCACTCCCCGCAAACTCAACACTAATTTTCCTATCAACAACAATGTATTTTTCTGATCTATTTACATCCAAGACTCTACCATTCAAAGCGAAATCACTTTTAAAAGAATCTTCTATTTGAATAACGTCTCCCGGCTTCAAAAGTATTCCCTGCATATCAGTCGAAAAGGAAACAGTTTCATTTTCGAATCTATTTGTAGCTAAAAGCCATAAACCCATCCTTCTAGCTTGATCTTTAGAAGTTACACCAAAACCAAGTATTTCTTTTGAAACGATGCCATATTCCCTAATTAACTCACTGTCTTCCACAATTTCAACTTCATCTGTGAAATTACCATACCTATCTTTATATAAAACTTTCGCGACACTATAATTGCCATCCAAGCTACCTGTAGAATAATTAAAAACCCCATCTTTTACACTAGTGTTATTAAAAATATAAGAAACAGGTTTTGCAACGTCTATTGTAGCTGTAATTAAATTATTCCTATAATAAGTTAAACCTCTAAAAATTGAAGCTAAATCATTTAACAGCTTTAAGCATTCTGTTTCGTTATTAATAAAAACATTCGCTGTAAATCTAGGCTCTAAAGGGTCTCTATAACGGGGCGTTCTAGGTAAACATTTTCCTCTTAAATTTAAAGAAGATTGTTCGTTAGAAAAAATCGGAGCGTAGATATATTCATTCGCTAAATGCTTTTTATCGTCTATAGACCGCTTATGCCAATTTTCTTTAATAAATGTCAAAATATAATCCATGGCCCCGTTTTCTGTATTTATCTTTGAATTATCCAATACACCCTGTAAATTTTTTTCTTGAACAGCTTTCTTAAGGTTAGGGGATTCTATTGCTTCTCTAAAACCTTCCAACATTTCACCTGTTGGCTCTTTTTCAAAAGCTGATGTGGGTCCGAAATAAGGAATTAAATGAAATTTAAAAACTGAACCTTGCTCACCATCAGACACTTCTTCAAAATTACCATCAACATTAAAGCTTCCTTCTAAAATAGAGAAAACAAATTTCCTACAATTACTTGAAACCTGATCATCAATATCAAAAAGAAAAATAACTGAATTATGAGGCTCATCAGCCCCTAATAGGTCATTGTCAGACTGTTTTTTTGTTGTAAAAATCGGATGATACTTTTTTACTAAACTCTCCAAAGTGTTTTCAGACCCGTCTTCAGATATTCTGCTTAAATAAATACATGTTGTATCAGAAGGATTGTAAGTGAAAGAATCTTCACTTGCGCCTCTTGGAGATGTAGAAACTACTAATTCATCACAATATTTAGCTATTTTATATAATTCCCATTTATTTAAATCTTCTAGTAAAACCTTACCATTCCCTACTCCGTATCTGCCATTAGTGCAAATATCGTAAAAGATCCAAGCCGGATTATCAGTCCATCTTAAAAATTTATTATAAACCCCGCTCCAATTACCAGAGTAAGAGTTGGATTCAGGATCATAATTATCAGGAACTTTAATCTTTAATAATTTTAAATCAAAAGTCCTAGTAGGCTGCTCTTTAAAATGAGCTGAAGAAATCTGAGAATTGACAACAACCGAATATGGGTAAGTAAAACTGCCCATCTTAGTTACGTTTTCAACTATAGACGCTACACTGATATTAGTAACTGTTTTAGCATTATTAACAGATATTTTTTGAGTCAATGAATAAATTCTTACATAATATTTTTTATCTAAAAAAGTATTTATATCTAAATACAAATTAATAGGAAAAACATAAGGGTTTTTAGATATGCCCTTCACAGGTATAAAAACGTAAGTTGAATCACTTGAACCATCTTCAAAAAATTCTACCACAAAAGTAACTTCAGAAGCTAAGTTGCTGCCATCTTTACTAATATTATATAACTGATCAACCGAAAGATTAACTGTCAGCACATCAGTAAATTTATTTTTTATCTCATGAACAAAAGGGTTACAAAAGTTTTTAGCCTCTTCTACGGCTTCTATCGCCGCCCCCCATGGATCACCATCGTTTATAGCTAGACCTCCGAAATAGTTAAAAAGTCCCTGATCTAGAAGTGATGCATACCTTTTCTTTTTCACGATTTGACCTGAAGAACGGCTATAAGAAAAAGGGAAAACTAGAGAGTCTATTGGGGGAGAATGAGGCACCCATTTCAGATTCAAAACATCACCAGCAAAGTTTTTTTCGTTTAATAGCAATGGCTGTCTATAATTAAAGACTGTGGAAGGCCAATCAAGTAAACGACTTCCTATATATTTCTGATCTGTTCCGTTTGAAAGATAAAAACCTTGAGAAACAAAATTAAACTTATTTAATTTAGAATCTATAAGAGGAACATCATTTAAATAAACTCCTTTTCCTAAAACAATACTTGAGTCTTCAACATCAGATAAATATTTTAGAATATTACCTTGGCTGTCAACAAGACCAGCTATAGGACCCTCACAAATTAAATCTTGGCAAGATAAAAATTCATTACTTTCCAACTTTGAATCATTTGATTCATTATGCATTAAGCTAATAGAAATTTCTTTTACGCTCATAATTAAATTCTAATAATTATTTTCTCTACTAAATCTATACGACTTATTAAAAAGGTTCATAGTAGGACTGCCACTGCCACCATTAAGAATCTGCTCTAGTACACTAGGCACTGAGGTAATATAGTTAGAAACTAATACACTGCCTAACCTTAACCTACCATAGCCAATAGGTACTACAACATTTCTGGATGTAACGTTTCGCATGGACCCTAAAATCGTTGAATTAGTTTTAACGTCTTTTGGTGATTTAGGGCTCATTTGTTTTGTTATAATCGTGGCGATTACTGAAAAAACCATAGATATAATAAACGGTATAATAGCAGCAGAACCCTGAACAAGAGGGACTATTTCTACCTTACTATTTTGTTTTAGAATTTTACTGTTCATTAAATAATAAGGAACAGCTTTTCCATCAACAAAAACCATAAAATGAGTCACAAATTTCTGTAGATCAGAAAAATTTTTAGACACTGCAGAAGAATTAGCTTCTACAGCTTCAAATATTTCAAAAACAGAAGAAACGCTCAAACTCCAATCGGTGCCAAGTTTTTTTCCTAAAATGCCTTTTAAAGTAACATTAACCATTATTTTTCCTTAAAGTAAAATTCATCTTCATTTACACTATATAAAAGCATATCCATATAAAAAAATTTTTGATTTTCTAAATCCCATTCTGAAAAACCTTTTTCTTCAACATGACTAGGATGACTATGAAAAACAATCACATCTTCTCCCCAAATACATTCTTTTGGAGAGATTAAAAAATGATTGACAGGATCTGGATGCATATTTTTTTTTTGAACAAACTTCCCATCAAGCACAAAACCACAAATTTCCTCCTTAGATTCTATAGATTTGTTTTTTAAACCATTAAACAAAAATTTATTACTCTTTAATTTAGCTAGGTAATTCATAATCGTAATCTACTGTGCCCGGAAAACCCCCAAAAGGAATGGCTTTGCTAATTGCGTCATCAGACCCAAACCTTAAAGAACAACCAGATAAACTTTTAGAACATTTATCTTCTTTCCATATAATACTATTATCTAAAGGATTTATTCCTTTAGACCCTTGCTCTGATACACATATAAAAAATCTATGTGGTAATTCTGAATTTTGAGTTGATGAATCTTTAGTGAAATCAAAATCTATATTAATATCAATTTTAACAAAATCTCCTCTCTTATAAACCGTTTTACTATTATAATCTCCTTTATAAACCAAATCTTTGAAACCATAAGAACTATTATATTTAAATTTATCATCAAAAAGTTTTAAAAACGTTTTATCATTTTCATCAGCCATAGGAACACCTAAATTACCATCGCTTTGAGCGAAAAAAGAAGAACTGGCTTTATATAAGTCTTGAGAAATATCTGAAGAAGGAGTAGAAATTCCATACTTTGCGCCTAAATAAGTATTAATGCTTCCTATTTGATTGGCAGTTAATTGTTTTTGAAATATTATAATTTCGTAGATAACTATATCAGATTTTGTATAAAATCCTAAATTTTCTATTCCGTGACTTGAGTCAGACCCACCGTAATTTGGTTCTACTGATGACAAAAATGTACCGTTTTTATAAAATTTAATTAAATCTTCGCCAGTATCAACTGCCGGAATAGAACAAGAATAAAGTCTAGGAAAATCTATAACATCATTATAAGGTCGAAATCTAGCACCGCCTTTTCTTGTAGACACAGGTCTAAAAAAGTAAGGGCCAAGGCTTTGATTATTGGTATCTTTAATCCGAAAAGAATCTAAACGTGCTCCTGTGAAAACTGTTCTCTTAGTTATCCCATCAGTAAGGCCGATACGTGTTTTTAAATCTTCTGTGGTTAACGCTGCCTTCAACTCACCGCGCTGGGGCATAAAAGTGCTAACTGGTTCAAATATATAAAAAATAGTCAAATCTTTATTGTTATAATCATAATTTAATTTTAAATCAATATAGGAAGGATACTGCTGGTTAAAAGTATCTCCTGATCCCTTCGGGAGTATGCCATAATTGTCTCCCAATCTTCCTGAATTTGGAAAGACAATTGGGCCTTCATCACCACTCCAAGCCATATTCTCATTAAGTTGACCTTGCACACCTTCAGCAGGAGAAGTATTTAAAATGCCCGCTTTATTTACCCAAGAATTATTAAGCGCCGTCTTAAAATATATTTCTGGATAGATAAGATTCCAATAAGTATAATCTGTTGGAACTTGTCGAAAGTATTTTGTTGTGTTTTCCGAAACGGTCACACCTGAATAATCTAACCAAACACCTAAATAACTTCTAATGCTATCACCTGCTTCATCATAATGTTTCAAAACTCCTTCTAAACTCGATTTTGCAGATTCAGTTATTTTAACATTAGGACCAGAATAGTTTGCAATTTTACCATAATTACACCCATGCCCTCTATATTGCCACTGGCAAGAATTATTAAACACTTTTCTAGAAGGACAAGTCAACCCATCTATATCTAATATATTAGATAATTCAAACTCTACTCTTTCTTTGTTTTCTGAATTTTTTTTATTTACTATAAATTTATCATTTGAGATGAAATCTTTAAAACCAGAAACACCTAAAGGATTTTTAAACGCTCCACCAAAATTAATAGCATCTAAATCCTTAGCTAACATTTTTTTTCTATTAAATTCTTTACCTAATAAATTGCCTCTATCTTTTATTAAATTACTTATAAAATTATTAACGTTAGATATCTTAATAACTGGTCTATTTTGTTTACCATCTGAACCATATTGAAGGTTTGACATTTCACAAGGTATATATAAATACGTTCTACCTTGAAAAACTAAATCTTTCTCAAAGTTTTTTGACCCATGAAAATAAAGATAGCCCTCAAAATCATTCAACTTTATTTCAAATAAGTCGATAACTTCACTGTTTGTTAATAAAAATAAATTTGACATTTTAACTTGAATATAAATTTAAATAATTATGGCTTAAAGGTAAATCAAAAGCGAGCTGATCGTTGCCAGCTTCACCACTACTACCACCACTACCACTACTACCACTATTCCTTGCTATTAATTTTGCGCTCGAAGATTTAACAATTAATGGAGCATAATAACTTGATAAATATTGCATAATAGATTCAGAGTCACTATCCCTCTCATCAATGGTTTCAGCTGCCCCATAAAGATAATCAAAAAGATACAGCCTAGTTCGCGTATTAGCATCAGGATCGCTATCATTATTATTAAGCTGTATCAACATCTCTTGAGCAAAATTGGTAGCGTCACCAAGCCCTAGATGATGTTGAATCGTTTGATTAAAAACTTTTTTACCGTTTATAAAAGTTTCATTTGTAGCAGCTACAAAATCAGAAGATCTATGATTTACAAGATCTACATCAGAACGAGAACTACTCAAAGTATAATGCATTTTAACGAAAAACAACTCAAAAGCTTCAAGTTCTTCAAGTTCTTCAGTACTATTATTCAAAATAAACTTAGAATTATTAGCTGGTGGAAAATCTGACGTTTTAGCTAAATTCAAATTTTTATAATCTTGATAGTCAGCCACTTCTCTACCAGTCTTAACCCGAGTAGTTTTCCATTTGTCTGGGTCGTCAGTTTGCTGCTGGTTAGATAAGTAATAATACTGTCTTTCAGATACTCTTATATTATCATTCCCGTCAACCCCTCTTTGCAAAAAAGCACCTTGCTTCACAAAATAAACAGCATTTAGACAAGATCCTGCAAAAGAGCTTCTAGTAACATTATCTTTTCTATAAAAATTGTATACTGGTTTATCAGGATCAAAAGGAGGAGTTGGCGTACCCCAAAATATTTCAGAAATATCTCGTGCAGAGCTACTATCATCACCTTGCCACCCCCATCTAGTTTTACCAACAAACTTATGAATCGCCCCGCATTTAGAAAGCATATCAGTTATTGTTTCATCATAGTTATTATTTATTAAATTTTTTCTAGCTAAAGCAAAAACTAGTATTGTGTAATTTGGCCTAAGATCTTTTCGGTTGTTACCGCCTGCAAAGGAAGGCCCAGTTCCTTCTGAATCATTTTTAGTAGCTGTAATAGCTTTACCTTGATTGTTGCCACCAGTTAGTTCATAAAACTTTCTACCGTAAGCTTCTCTTACAGTTAATGAAGTATTGTCGCCATCAGTGTTTTTAAAAATTAAGTTATTATTAGGAGAATACCAACTAGTCACTGCATCACCAGCAGTACCTTCCATGTTTTCTGTTTGGAATCTAAACAAAAGCTTAGAATTAGGAATAGAACTGCTCGCGTCTTTTTGTGAAAATCCTAAATACAAATTAGGAAACGACGAAGTAGATTCTTTAATCAACTTACCATCTAATCCTGCAGCTTGAATTTCTTTTTCTGGATTAACTAGTTCTTTTCTATCAACTGAATCAAGATCAGATAAATTGTTATGGCCTAAACGGCGTCCTTCTGTTACATTTGTAGCTGGGTTGGTGTCAATTTTGAAAGATTGCTCTCCCCCCAAACCTGCATAAAAAACACTATCTTTATCTTTGTTTATATAATAATCAAAAACCTTATTACCATCATTTAAATTGTCAAAATCAAAAATTGCACTACCATTTTCACCAGCAACATTTCCATCAGCCCCTCTACCATTATAACCAGCAACAAAAATTTTCTTAAAATTTAAAACTAAATTAAACTTATTATTGCTATCAACACTATAAGATAAAGGCCTGTCTGGCTTTTTAAGCCTCAAAGCAGCTACATCTTTGTTCTTGGAAATGATTTCTTCGTTTCCTTGAGAACGATGAAAATTTATAACAGCACCCGTGTAATATGTAAAATCATAAGACTCACCATTTTTTTCATATAAAAGTTCCATTAAATCCACTTCATTGCCGTCAACAAGATGATCTATTAATAAAGACTCTGGACTAAAACCTAAATCATCCCCCGGAGAAGGATGAAAACCACTGTAAGTTACATCATCTATAGCTATTACACTGTCTGATTTAAAACCTGTACAAAAAGTATGATCACTGTTTCCATCCAAACCATTTACAGCAACAATTCTAGAATATAAAGAACCAATAGTTGGTAATTTATCTATTTTATATGAAAAATCTATAGTATCATAGTTATAATAACTCAAATAATCTGGCTCAGAAAATTCTGAATTTTTCACGATAGGAATTTGATAAGGCGAATCTTTAACGGGAGTATTAAAACTAGAATCGCTACATAAGTCTAGTTTAAAACCAGTAACGAAAGCTTGCCCACTTAGAAGTTTCCAATTAAAATTTAATGCATATTTATCGGTTTCGTCATAAGATTCTATAGCAAAAAATCTTCCGGGTTTATCTGGTATAAGAGGGCTTGTAATTCTCTGGCCAGTTATTTCTATGTTAATCGATGCATCAAGATCTCCTGCTGAAGATTCTGAAAGAATATTTAAAGTAGAAGTTTCTATACCAGTACTCTCCACAGCAGCACTCGAAAAAGTATTAAAAGGTTTGTGACCTATATAAATATTACCAGATTCACCAGCACCTAAAGTTAGAACCGTTTCATTCAACTCAGTATTAACATCATTTAAGTCGCTAGAAACAAAAAGAGTATTATAAAGATTTCCATTTGCAGCGTCTGCTTCTGGTAAAGGATCATTATTGCTTCCTTTTTTCAAATCTGTTTCAGACATTTCAGCAACATAAGTCACAGATTTATCAGATCTATTAAATATAGAAACCCCGGTATAACCCGCAAAACCTGTTGGGATGCGACCTAAGTAAACTCCATTATTATATTCAGTAGTCATAATTATATACTTACGAAATCTATTCGTGTGTCAAAGTTGGTCAATTCTAAAGATTTAGCTCTAAACTGCACAAATTTAACCTGAATATCATTGTTGTTGTAGAAATTGTAAGTATGGCTCCATTCAGGGCAATAAACATCTATCTCTTTATTATAAGGTTGAGGTAAAGAATATCTAAATATTTTAAAACCAGCTTTATCATCTAAGAATTTTAATAGAGCTGTAGTTTCTTTATTTGATCTGCTTGAAAAAGATAAATTAAACTCTAAATTATTGTAATTTATACCATCTTTAAGATATTGTTTTGTTGAACCTTCGTAATCAATAGTAACTAAATTTATTTGATCGGTAATATCATAATCTATATCTGATTTAAAATAAAACTCTTTTGTAAAATGAGACTGAGCTCCTAATGGCGAGTTTTCTTCAGGTACTGAAGTTTTTGTTTTTTGCCCCGTATAATAATAATACCCCCTCTCAGAATAGAAATTCGACTCCAAATAAACAACATCATCATATTCAAAACCAGCTAAAGAGTCAGTGTATGTTCTTATATTTTTTTCATCTAATTTAATAGACATCCCCTTGTAATCTAAATTACTATCATATAATGATTCCGCTTTTATAGATATAGCATTTATATCGTTATAAGAGGTTGAATGATTAATATCTAAAAAATAAAGTTCTGCATCTTTTTTATAAGGTTGAAACAAATCAATATTAACACCAGCAAAACCTTCGGTTTCATTTTTTATGCCAGCTTCAGGAGTCGTTTCGAAAAAAGCTATCAAACATTTAGCCTGAACATCAGTAAGTCCATCATATTTTAAATCAAAAACACTATTTAGACTGTTTATATTCCTAGATACATTAGACTGATAACCGTCACCAAAATCTGATCTAGAAAGCTTAGCCGAAAAATTAACTGAAGACCCATAACTTAATTTAAATAAATCATCTATGTCTTGAGTCCAGTAATCATTACCACTATAACTTAAAGGAGATTTAGAAAAACCAGCAGGAACATCTTCCTTCGCAAAATAAAAATCATTACCGTCAAAATAAGATTCATATAAATATTTTTCGTATGATTTGATTTCGCTTTCATTTAAAACACCACTAAAAGAAAAAATATCATAATATTTAACACCATTAGGATTGTTCGTGTCCCCCAACTTAAGAAAACCAGAAGTCCATCCAGAATAATAATGTTCGTAAGCTCCTAATTGGTGACCGTTTTGCCTTACGGTTATAGATGGGCCTGTAGAAGGGTTACCGGATGATTGAACTAAAGTTATTATATTTAAAGCGTTATATATAGGAGAAGACGCGTCAAACTCTTGCTCGTCTACCATAATTTTAGCTTGACCTTGAGCATTAGACCCTTTTATCTTTAAAAAACCAGAAGGTCCAGTAGCAATAAAATTTGATTCTGCCCAACCATCTTCCCTGTCAAACCTAAATATGTTTTGTTCAGGATTAGTATCTGTAATTGCAGAAGCATCAAAACATACAAAAGTAGTTCTTTCTTGGCAATCAAAACCAGAACCACTTAAAAACTGGTCTCCAAACAACTCAATATAATTATCGTCAAAATAAACAAAAGGCCTTAAAGATTTATCTTCAGAAAGCTGTAATAAATTTGCATACACGCCATCTGAAGATATATCAGAAGTTTCTTTATTAAGCCATCCAGTAATATAATTATCTAAATCTAAATTAAAACTATTTAAGTATTCATTGTTGAACCAAAATAATAAACCTGTTTCACCAAAACCTGTATAATTCGGATAAGCAGATTTTTGACTGTGCAACTGAAAATCGATAACATCATATTTATTATATGCATCGGAAGAATTATACTCCGAAATATTTTTTATATTTAAACCTGATAATAAATAACTCATTTTAGATCAACGTTTTTGTTTCTGTAATTGTTTGTCTAATTGAAGCCTCTGTCAGCAAATACTGACCCTCAGAAATATTGTAATTTTGATTAGATAATACTCCGTCTATTGAAAAAGAAGATAAAGACGTTCCGTAAAAATCTTTTAAATATATAACACTAGAAGCATTCTTACCATTGACAGATATTAATTTTCCTAAATTGTTTGCACTTAAATCTACTTCACACTGTTTATTTAGTTTACCTACTCTAAAAGGAACAACTTCATCTACATTAAAAAATGTAGGTCTATCACAACTTGAACGATATGAAAAAGAAACAATACTACCTTGAGGACCACTAGGCCCAGTTGACCCACTGGAATCTGAATTAAATATATTTCGTGAACTTAAATGACTTTTATAAGAATGAGCTATATAATTAGGCACTTGCTTTTGCTTTACTTGATTTATATCTTGTTCTTCAAAATTTTCAACTTTAACATCACCATACCAATCAAACTCTGCTGAAATCAATACAGGTTGAAAAGGCTCTACACTAAAAGAAATATTTTTAGGATAAACTTCAGCTATCTCTACATTAGCAAATTTAGCTTTAATAGGGGTGTCATGAGTACCTGTTATATTTAAATAAGAAGGCAAAGCAGTTGTTAAATAAAAATCACAACTCAAACTTCCTACAACAGCAGAGGAAGGAGCGTAACTCAATAAAGATCCATCACTCAAGATAACAGGATCAACTGAAGCTTGAGCACTAAGACTTACATTTGTAGCATAGAAATCTTCATTTTCCAATTGAAAATCTACGCCTCTATAGTTTAAAAATTTAGACATTTAATCTACGGTAAAGGAAACTGTTGACATTATTGTGCTATTGATATCCGTTGCTGAACCATTTGCTTGACAAATTCTATACTGAACTAATTGCCCCTCAGTAAAAGTTGCACTACCAGAAAAGCTTTCAAAACTATACACAGTTCCAGCAGAGCTAACCCCTTGCAATCCAAACTGAGCAACAACACCATTTGAAGGCAGCGAAGTTGGAGCAGAAGAGGCTGCAGAAGTAAAAGAAGTGAGCTGTTCATTTTCACCACCAGAAGAAGGGTTTACAATTGAAATTTCAAATCTTGCACCATTAGTAAAGTGAGTTAAAGAAACATCTGCTGTTATAATTTTTATTTTTTTAATTTCCCCAGCAAAAGGAGCTATAGTGAAAGGATTTTCTGTACTGCTACTCACATTAGCAGTAGTAGCAGAGCTTTCACTAAAAGGGTTTATATATATATCGCTAGAAATACATCGTGAATGATAATTTTGTACAAATTTACCTTTTGAATAAGAATTGCTAGTTGTATAAGAACCCTGAATATTAAAATTTCCGTCACGGTCTAATTCAGCTTTTATAGACGAATTTGAAGAGGTGTCCGCATCTACTCTAAAAACAAAAACATCATCATAATCAACCCCAATCCCATCATCGAACAACCCTATGCCCCATTTAGATTGATTATTCGTGAAACTAGGCCCAGTGCCTACCGACCTACCAAATGTGTATACTGTATGGCGAGGGCCAGTATAAGAAACTTCATCATTGTTAAAATTATTTACTTGAAAAACTTCAGAAGAGCTCGAACTTTTACCTTCAAATTTTGAAACTCTATCATCAGTAATGCTGTAAACATGAAGCTTGTTATCTGGAGAAATAGACCCTACACCTAATTTTTTAGAAGACAAATCGTAAACTAAATTATTACTACTTAAAGTAGGATTTGGCCCTATAAGCAATTTTGTTGATTCAACGCTTATATAACTAGTGGACGAATTATTAGCTATTTTCATTCTACTGCGTGAGGTAGAAGGATTTGTTATACTAAAAATAGTGTTTATACCTTCAACTTCTAAGGAATAACTAGGAGAATCCGTGTTAACTCCCACTTTTGAATTAGAAGAATTATTAGAGACATATAAAGAACCGTTGCCTAAAACAATATCATCAGAATTACTTCTATTTAAACATAAAATATCACCAGCTACTGAAGTTTTTATTTCTGCATCACCCGGATCAAAAACCATGCCAGAAACCCCACTTTGAAATTTAACATCTCCACCTGAAACGTAAAACTTATTCGTTAAATCATCACCACCATCAAAAATTCCTATATTACCGTCTTTATCTATATTCAATGCTCCAGTGTAATTAGAACCATCTTCTGAAACTTGTATGTAATAATCTGTATCTGAAGCTTTTTTTATTGATTGCCAGTAAACACCAGAATCGGCAATCGTAGTTTTGACAGACCTAGAAGAAGATGAAGCTGTCATCCTAAATTCTGGATGAGTAACGGCCCCATAATCTCCTACATCTAAAACGAAATTTGGATTAGTGTCATTAATTCCCACAAAGCCATTGTCAGCTACTGTAATGCCGCTAGGAACCGTATTACCTATAAAAGATATACCGCTAGTGCCTTTTGCTGTTAAACCAGTAAAAGACTGTTCTAAAGCGTCTAAGCTTAATTGAAATGTGTCTGCACTTGTGGAAACAGCAAAAACATGACTAGTAGTCATGCTCGAACCAGCTATAGGTGTTAAATCTGTAAATTTTGCCATTTTAGTTTAAATATGTTTTATATGATAAGTTTACACTCATTACTTCATCTGAAGTAGAACTAACTTGCTCTGATACTATAATAGCATCAGAAGCCGTAAAATTAAATATAGAAGCCGAATCCCCTTTATCGTAAGATTTGAAATCGCCACCAGCTTCACCAGAACTACCAGCATCAACTAAAGTCTCACCATCTGCCGAATCTAAACTTATATCAGATAAAACAGCTCCATTTACGCTAATAGAAAAATTTGTTGAGGCATTAGAAGTCAAATCACTAAAAGCACGTTTCGTTTCGTAATCATCTATTTCCATACCAAAACTGGCTGTAACCTCTATAGGGACTACATTATGAACCTCAAAAGGTAATTCGTCTCCAGAAGAAGATATTCCATAAATGACTTGCTTGCTTAAAGCGTAATCAATACTAAAATTATTTATTCTATTAGTAGTTGACCCCCTAGTAGTTAGTAAAATATCTTTAACTTGAGGAACAAACACAGCGCCAGCATACTTATCGCCAGAAGGGTTAAAATTAGGACCTATATCACCGTATACATCAAAAGAGCTTTGTATCTGAGGAATCTCACCAACAGAACAAGAAACGCCTAAAGAACTTAAAAAACCTTCCCGAAAAGCAAAATATTTATTTTTATAAAACAAACCAGCATTAAAACGTTCAGCAACAAACTTATTAGTTCCTGTAAAGTTTAATATTGGATCTGCATTAGTTAAATAACGAGTAACAGACATATTAGCAGAAGGAGGAGCAGACATGACTTGCTTTAAAAACCCTTTACCTAAAGAATTAAGCGGCGAATAATCTACACTATAAGAACCATCTACAGCTACGACTCCAGATAAAGCAGTACCATTAAAGTAAAAAGTGTTTTCGTAATTTGTTATTGCGTTTTTCATTTATGTTCTTAATGGGTCTTTATACAATTCTCCACCGTATCTTTTTTCATCCACTACCCTTTTTAAAACAAGAGCATTTATCTGCTGTGCCATCTCTTTAGATATAACAATATCATCTTTATTATAACTAGTAGTTTGAGCGCCGTATTCAGATTTACCAGACCTATCAACACTTACAGAAATACTAGTAGCATTATTGTTAGTAGAATTATTAGTAGTACTAGAAGTAGAAAGACCCCCAGCATTCATAGCATTCATCGTCCCTAATCCATATTTTGCAACAGCTTTATTATTCATTACATATTCACCACCCGTCAACATAGCTGGAATTGTATCGCTTAACCTTGAACCGTGAGGAACGAAACCTCCTGAATTATAATTAATCAAGCCTCCTTCCTGCCTTTTACCTTTACTTAAAAACCCTCTAGCCCCTGAAAACATATTCATCAATAACCCCGGTTTATTAGAAGCTTCAGCCGTAAATCCTGCATTATTAAAAACAGAAGATATTTTTACCCTATCCCTATTAAACATCCCACCACCAAAAGGGTCAGCCATTTTTCTTTGAAATTTATCTGATGAGATCATGTTTTCAACATTCACAGCTGAATCATAATCAAAAACATTCGAACGTAAATCAGAAACCATTTGATCTGCGCCTAATTTATCTATAGTTTGGCCATTTAATGTAAGAGAACTAGAATTTCTTCGTATATAGCTACCCAAAGCGAAATTACCTCTTTGACGGGCATCGTTTAAAGCGGCTTGACCTGCCTCAGTCGTAGATTTAAGACTGCTTCCCGCAGATTTAGCAAGAGCTCCAATGTTAGTAGTTTTACTTATTGAGCTTTCAGCGCTTGCTGCAGCAATGCTGCCAATCATACTTACTATAGCTCCAGCTAATTGCGCTCTTTTTGTCTTTTTTTCAAATCTCTTTTGAATTCTTCTCTGAAGCTTTTCATTAGCTATTTCTTTTTGTCTTTGGAAATAAGGGCTATTTTCGAAAGCGTAAGCGCTGTATAAATCAGGATTTACATCTCCAGCATTTGAACCATTAAACGTTAAATCCCCAGTGAAATCGTATTCGCCGTTTTTCAAAGCTTGGTCAGCGTACATATTATACCCGCCACTTTGAAATCTAGGAGCCATTCCGAAATTTAATTTATCTAAAGCTTTACGCCCACCCATTCCTCTAACAGCATTTCTATTTAAAACGTATTCACCGTCCTCTAATAAAGCTAAATTACGGTCACCTGTTCTACCGCCTGAAATATACATTCCATTTTGAGCTTTTATCGCTCCCTGACTCATTGAACCACCAGTTTGACCAGTAGTAAAACCGCTTAATAAATTACCTACAGCTTTTTGAGCTAAAGCCCTGAAAACTTCTTGCTGAAGCATTCTGCCAAAATCAATTGCCATATCAGAAAAAGCATCTCCTATATCTTTAGTTCCGTTAGCTACTTCATTTAAAGCATTTGCCATCCCATCAGCAAATCTAGAAGGAGCATTTCTTGCTAAATTATTAAGTATAGTGTCAGCTTCAGAACTCATAGCACCAACACCAGCTTTAAAATTACCAGCTAAATCTACGCCTTCTCTAGATGCATCATTTTTTCTGTTTCTTAGTATATTTTCAATCTGTCTTTCTATTTCTAAAATACCTTTTCTGTTTTTAAACTCTTCTTCTAGCATCATTAATTGGGAAGCACTGAAACCATCTTTTTTAGCCGCTACCCGTAGAGCTTTTTCATCTATTTGTCCAGACTCTTTTTGAATCGCTAATTCTTTTTCTAAAGCTGAAGAACGAATTTCATCTCCAGAAAGACTGCTATCTATACTTCTTGATGTAAAATATTTATTAGCAGCTTCATCACCATAAGTTTCCCTTATAGCTTCATCGTCCATCCCAGAATTTCCTTCTCTTATACTTAGTACATCCCTATCGTTTCTTAAATTAACGCCTACTAACTGCAATACAGATCGACTTAATTCATGTAAAGCATTTGTATTTTGTATTTCAGCGTTTAATGATAATAAAGATTGTTTCATCTCAATATCTAATTGAGCGTCTTCAAGAGACCTTCTTTTTTCTAATATTTCTTGCTCCGCTTTAATTCTCCTTTCTGTTATCTCTTTTAAACCTAAACCGAAATTAGCTCTTGGGTCATTTAAAGCGTTTTCTGCTAAAGCTATTTGCCCCCTGCCTCTAGCTTGATCAATATTACTAGCAAAACCTAGTCTAGTAGAAGCTATTTCAGCGGCTCTAGTTCTAGCTAAATTCTTTTCATCTATTTCTGCTCTTTTAGAAGCTAGAGCTTGTTCCGCTTCTATTCTTTGCTTAGTAAATACTTTATTCAGTTCGAATAATTTTTTAGCGTCTTTTGCTTGTTGGTCAAATAAAGCTTGCGCAGCTTTTTTATTTTTTACTAAAGACTCTATCTCGTTTTTTGTTACTTCTTTTTGCGTTAAAGATAGTACACTTGTTATTCTATCTAAATCTACTAATTTCTTAGTTAATCTAGCAGCTTGTTTTTTCGCTTCTTCTTGTGATAGGTCAGTTCCTGCACCGCTTCCTTCTTCTATTGCTTTTAAATCTTGTAATTGTTTTTGTATTCTTAATTTTTCTACTTCTGCCTGTCGGAGGCCTTGACTTCTAGTAACACCCCCATAATCATCTTCTGTATAACCAATGTCTGGATTTTCTCCAACTCTATTATTAGCAAACATTCCTGTTTGTGGAAACGGACTTGGTATTCCAGAATAATATTCTTTATTGAAATCAAGGATAAGGTCTTTTTGAGCTTGTTTTTGTATTTGATCTATATTAATATCATAATCGCCTTCTTTTAATCTAGGCAATATTGTGTCTCTAAAAAGTTCGCCAACAGCTTGAGATTGAAATAAGTTTTTTTCAAAAGAAGCTGATATATCTACTGCATTTTTTTCTAGAGCTTTCCTTCTTTCATTTGTTTGATTTTCTTCAAAATCATCGGAGCTTTGAGCTAATTTAGCTAACTGATTATCTGCTTTTTGCTTAGCCACAGATCTGGCATACTGATACTTTTCTAAATCTGGTAAATTATTTGATACAAAAGAAGAAATAGATTCATTGAACGAAGTCGTAAAATCTAATATAGTATTTTTTAGTTTTTGAGTAGAACTAGTTGACTGGATTGCTCTTAACGTTTCATTAGATAAATCATCAAAATCATTGTTTATTTTTTGAAATATATTATTAAAAGTTTTAGTCGCAGCGCCTCTTGTGTCAGCCAATATTTTGTCTATATCCACAGAAAAATCTTTTGACACAGAATCTTCTAAAAGGCTTTCAACGTTGCCGAATATATAATCACCTATAATCGTTCCCCTAAGATTATTAATAGTCTCTACAATAGAAGTTACCTCTGTAAAACTTTTTCCAGTTTGCTCTTCTAATCTCTTCGCTAAAGTATCTTCAGATAAACTACCTAATATACCCCTTGTTGCCGTATCTAAACCAGAAATATCTTTAAAAAGTCTATCATATTCTTGCAATATAATGTCTCTAGATTTTTCTGATACTTTCAGAATTTTTTCATTCACACGAGCACCCCCGCCGCCGCGACCAACTGATATACGGCGACCTGTGGCGTCTATGCTCTCTTCTACTTGTAAACCTAATATTTCCTCTAATTTTTTTGCTCTTTCTTCTAATTGTTTGTCAACACTCCTAAAGCTTTGAGTGAAAGGGGTTGTATTTAATTCCGCAGCAGTTGAAGTGAAAATATTTTGCTGTGCCCTCTGACTACCCGCCACCCTAACATCTTCATAATTTTTCAAAGCGGCAGTCATTTTTTCAATATCAGTACCTGCTTCTGCAAAGGTTTTTCGTAAGTTTACATCTTTTATATCTTTTAAAGCTCTCGCGGCTCCTTCTGAAGCTTTTTCAAAATCATCCCCACTAAGAGATGA